GGAAGCGAAGAAGGTCTACACAGTTCGTGGAAAAAGTGATGTCAGATATGGTTCGGAGTCATTTCAGACTCTTGACCATCTGGCTTCTCGTTTCGGGTCCGTAGGACCTGCCAGTTTTCTATGGGAGAGAATTCCATTCTCTTTTGTAGTTGACTGGTTCCTTGACCTATCTGGCGTCTTCAACTCCTTGGATAATGCCCTTACGGGCAATACTAAGAAAATTGAAGGCGGCTCCGTCTCTGAGAAGTGGCGCTATTTATTGCCGATCTTTCACGTTCGGCCTAATAGCGGTTTCACTTCTGATAGGGACGGTTCTCAGATAGCGCTTATAGAACTAAGCTCGTATATCCGCAAATCCACTATGCCCGCTGTTTCAGTTGGGCTTAGCGGTAGATTCGGAAAAAGGCAGGCTAGCCTCACGGCCGCCCTGCTCACCCAAATGGGTGCGAGTCTTGCTCGTAATCGTTAGCACAGTTCAGCTCATATATGAATAGCAACCTCACCATTAGTACCCTAGCCTTCAACCTCATCTATTCGGATCTCTCCGGATCTTTGAGGCGTGAGATCTCTCGTGGGGCAAGTTTGCCCACAGAGCTCCTGATTAAACACCAGGATATCGTCGATTCGGCCACAAAACAGCCATCTCGACGTACTCTCGTTAGGTTCGATTACTATATGGCAATGACTGACGGAGTAATCCGTCCAGTTAGTTACTACTCGGTGCTTCAGCGTCCAAAAGACGCCCTCGTCACTTCGACCATCACTGACCTTATTCAGGCCATGATGACGAATCTGATGCACGGCACTACTAACACCAGCGGCCTGGATCTCCAAACGGAGATCTTGGCTAACGGTGAACAGTAATGTATGAGATGTTTGCCTATATTGTCTGAAGAAATTCATCCAATCTAGTCAATCATAGCTGAGACTATACTCAGCTGCGGACAACCGTTAGTGTTAAACACAAAGTTAGTTATATAACCAACAATGAATGCAACAAAAACTGAAGTCCGTCTCGCCTTATCCAACAACCGAGGTTTTGGATGGAGGGCTAATGGTTCCTTAGCGGAACTATTGCTTTCTCATCCTTACCTTGGGATTGGTCTAGTTCCGACATTCTCGCAAGAGGATATCGAAAACTATCTCCAATCGGATAAGGTCGTGTATTGGGAGTCTGCCGATCATCCTGATCGAGATTGGGCTTGGTGTTTTCACACCAAGTTTGGTCTCGTCGTTTTGCTCGGTAAGATGGAATATGGAGGTTATGAAATCTCCATAGATACTCGCGAATCCCTTGAACTATATAAGGCCGCAAAGCCTGATATACTTCTAATGGAAAGCGCGTATCGCTGCTTAACAATCTTAGTTAATTCTTAATTGATTTAACTATCTTGTTATGGCACCCAAAGCAGACGGGCTGGCCCATATGGGCTCTTCATATATGATTAAAGTGTACGAACGCCTGCTAGCAGACATTAGTGAACTTTCAGGTGTGCAATTATGCACTCCCAACGAGATCACGAATGAATGGGTACTTAAAGAAGCACCCAAGCTAGATAAAGAGTTGCTGTTATATATCGAAGGGACCGGTGAGTTACCGGTATTTCCCGAGTGGCTTTCGCCACTCGTGGAGCTATTTGTGTCCTCAATGGACGCAAAGTACCTTCGGTTTATACGGCAGCTTCTCTTGTTCTGCTATAAGGTCGAGTACGAACCAACAGATGAACAACTCAAAGCGGCGCAAGCCGTCTTCGAAGATACCGATGAAGCGATTGCTATATGGGATGATCATTTTGATCGAACTCATAAAGCATTTTATTCAGCGGCGCGACAAATAGTCGGTAGAGTAATCTACCGAATTAACTGGTCTGATATCATTCCATCTCATGGACCGGGGGCTGTTTATCCCTCGGCTCAACCATGTGACAAGAGTGATTTCAGTACCATCTATTCAACAATTGACCCTTATTACCCATATTATGACTATTTCTGTGGGATTCCGAGCTTTGCTCAGGATCTTTGGAAAGAAAATAATAGAAGTTTAAGGCAAAGCGAGTCTATAGAGGCTCGCCTTGTTGCTGTCCCTAAAGATTCACGCGGTCCACGCTTAATATGCGTGCACCCTCGTGAGTCGATTTGGATTCAGCAAGGTTGTCGAAAGCTTCTGGAACGTGCTATCATGTCCAGTAAGTCCCCATGTCATGGAAGGATTACCTTCAATGACCAAGGGACCAATGGGAAGTTAGCACTTGAATCCTCTAAGAATCGTGAGTTTTGTACTCTCGATCTTAAAGAGGCAAGCGACCGCATCAGTTGTAAACTTGTGCGTTTTCTCTTTGGAGATTACGCATATGGATACCTCTCGTGCAGTCGTGCTTCAGAAGTGAAGTTACTAGATGGTCGCGTCATCAAGCTTAGAAAATGGGCTCCTATGGGGAATGCATTATGCTTCCCCGTTCAGAGCCTAATCTTCTACGCTTTGGTTCGTGCTGGCATTCGATCTCACTACGGTATTGACTGTCGTGAGGTCTTTGTCTTCGGAGACGATATTCTGTTTCCAACGAAGTACTATGATGGTGCCGTTCAAGCTCTTGCTA